GATCAGCACGCGCAACTCGGCGGGCATCGTCTGCCAGCCGGCCCCAAGCAGATTGGGGTCGAGCCCCATCAGCAGCCCGGCGATCGCCGCGGCGGCGCCGGCGGCGTGCGCGTACCAGGCGCGCGCCAGCGCGCGTCCCTTCGCAAGAAGCGTCATGGTTTCGTCCTTGGTGGAGGGTCAGGTCAGTGGCGGTCGGGCAATCGCTCGATCACCAGCGACAGCTTGGCGTCGACACGCTCGACCTTGCCATCGACGCGCTCGATCGCGCGGCCGATCTCGGCGAACTTGTCGTCACCACGATCGACGCGCCCCTCGAGCTTCTCGACACGTCGCTCGCGGTCGGAGTCGCGACTGTAAGCCTGGCCCCCGGCAAAGATCAGCCCGACGACCGTCATCAGGTGGGGCAGCCAGTCGCGCAGGAAGCCGCGCGGGCCTGAGGGATCGGACATGGCAAGTCTCCGCACCACGGTCGCTATGGGGTTGATGAAGTGAGGTTGAGGACCTGTCAGGCCGCAAGCGGGCGGCGCGGCACCCATTTGCGGCGCGCCGCGTCGAAGGTCAGGACATCGCCCGCCTGCGTGCCGCTGGTCAGGTCGACATCGAGCACATCGCCGAGCGTCCAGCGCGGTGCCATCGGCATCGTCGGCACGTAGCCGTCCCGGAGCACCTGCGTGTAGGCCCAGACGAAGACCGCGGCGACGCCCTCGTCGTAGGCGGCCTGAATGGCGTTGCTGGTGCTCCGCCAGACCTGCCCGGTGTCGCGGAAAAGCGCGAAGCCGCCGAAATAATGCTGGCGAGATCGCGGGTAGCCGAGACGCGCCTCGACCACGGCGCGCGCGGTCGCAGAGCGATCGGGGCGGTTGTCGATGACGAAGTCGTAATCCTCGAGCTGGAGGATATCGAGCGCCGGCCAGGCGAGCGCCGGTGGCAGGTTCACCCGCCGCACCTCGGGCGTGTCATCGTGCAGCAGCTGCGGAAGGTACAGCAATGCGTAGCTGGTCATCGCCGGGTGGTCGGCACGGACCGCCGCTATGAGCGCAAGGATCGATTGTGCGAGCTGCGCGCCCAGCCAGTCGAGGTATGCGCGCTCCGCATCGTCCTTCGCTCCCTCCATCGAAGCGATCACCGGCGGCGCACCGCCGGTTGCGGTCTGGAAGCGCCCGACGGTCGCCGCGTCGTAGAAGCATGGCGTCAGCGTGCGATAATCGATCCAGTACCAAGGCTCACCCACCTGGAAGTGGACGTCGTGCCCCGCGGCCGCGGCGATATTGCAGAATTGCCGGGCAACCCGCTGGAGGTAATCCATCGCTCCGGCATGGCAGGGCGAGAAGAGCGTCGACGGCGGATCCCAGCCCGTTTGCGCCGGCGCGCCGCTATGGTCGAGCTGGCGGAAGGCGCGCGGCGCGAAGGCGTCGAGCATCTCGTAACTCAACGACACGATCAGCCGGATGCCCGCCGCGTGCAGTCGTTCCGCCAGGTCCCGATGCCAGAGCGTACACGGCGTGTTGAGCGGCTGGGCTGTGTCCTCGGCTACGTAACGCTTCTCGGTGTCGCTCCACGCCCAGCGAAAGTAGTGGCTCATGCCGACATAATGGTTGAGCGTGCCGCGGTAGCCGAGCAGCTGCAGGTTGCGCAGGATTCGCGCCGGCGCGACATTGTACGTGTCGTCATAGCCGTTGGTCATGCGGATCTCGTGCGTACCGCCCGGCCCAAGTCCGCAGACGAGCGTCGACGAAGCGCCTGTCGCGCTCACGTCGGACAGCGTCATCCCGCCCTCGAGCGCGGTCGACAGCCGGCCGCCATCACGCCGGTATCCGGTAGGAACAAGGGAGAGGAACATGCGATCGATGTCGCCGGCGTAGACGTCCTCGGTGCCGTGATACCCGGCGGTCAACCTGTCGAAATCCAGCTCGATCTGTGCGTCAGTGCCCGAGCCGGAGCGCTGCGCATTGACGAGGCGAACATACCAGGTGCGGGGCTTGCCGGTATCGTCGCGCCCTTCGATCGTCAGGACCGGGCCGTCGTCATTGTCGATCGGCAGCACGTCGCCGTGCAGCCGCAGGCGGAACCGCAGGATGCAGCCACGATAGTCGCGATTGGTATCATAGGCGGTGGTCGGATGATCGAAGCGATCCTCCGACTCCCAAATGACGCCGACCAGGTGATCCTGCTCGTGAAATACCGCCTCGACGAGCAGCTCGTCGCCACTCGCGCGCACGCTCGCCATCATCGTGCCGGGAAAGTTGCAGGTCCAGAACAGCGGGTCGAACCGTGCGCGGCGTTCGGTGCCGATCCGCGCCGCACGGGTCACCAGCGCGAAACGCGCGCGCTCGATCGCATCCGCGGTCACGTCGGCACCGTCATGAGGCTTGGTGCCGGCGGGATCGGCGACCTTGCCCCAAACCGCCGTGGTTGCCGCATCGCCGATCCCTTGTGCGAGCGGCCAGAGCGCAGGATCGTAGCGGGTCGGCTCGGCTCCCACGATCGGCGCGGCATCGCTCGCATCCCACGCGTAAATGGCCGGATGCTCCTCGCGCAGCATCATCGGCACCTTGCCGTCCAGCTGCGTCGCCATGTCGGCGATCCGGAACAGCTTGCGCTGCCACCCGAGCGGCGCGAAGGTCAGGCGTATCACGTCACCCTTCTGGTATTTCCACGCGGTCGTCTGGAAGATCGCGGTGAAGGTGCCGCCGTACAGCATCCGCTGGAGGCGCTGTTTCGACAGGCGTTGCGCCTGGCTGGCCGACTGGACGAGCGGATAGTTGATCGTCTGCGACCGCTCGATCCCGTCACGGCTGGCGATCGCCACCTCGGGATAGTCGGCGGTCTGGTAGAGCGAGATCGGCCCGGGATCGGAAAAACCGCCGCGGATCACGCTGACGCTGTCGTTGAGCGGCAAGGTCTGCTGCCAGGTGAATGCGCCCAGCACGTCCGCGGTGGACAGGTCGCCGATCGGTGCGGCGAGGTCATTGTGGAGCACCGAAACGCGCAATCGCCCGTCGACGTCGTCGAGGACCGCGTTCATCGTCGCCTTGAGGTTGTCGAGCACCGCCTGGGTGTCGTCGCCCTCGCTTACAACGCCGTCGCAGCGGTAACGCGGCTCGAACCCGCCGGCCGACCGCGCAACCGGCTCGTCGCACAGGTTGGCGGCGTCGACGAAGCTGGCAAGATCGATCCGCCCGGGCGGGATGCCCTTGCCGACGGCCAGCCGGCGGTTGATGCGCCAGCCAAGCAGATAGAACAGCATGCACAGCGCCGGGTTGCGCGACGCGCTGGCGTCCCATGTCCACGTCGCCTGATCGTCGGCGCGCTGCGGCCCCGAGCCGCCCGGCACGGTGCTGTCGCGGCGCGGATCGTAGACCGGCGCGCCATCGCCGACGATCGTGACACGGCTCGGCACCGACTGGCTGAAGACGCTATCGAGCTTCTTAGAATGCGCGAGAATCTGGTAGCGCAGGTAGACATAGGCGCAGCCGGTGAAGCGCCGGGTCGCGCCCATCCGCGGGCCGATGTAGATCGCGTTCGCCGCCGATCCTTCGAGCACGGGTGTCACGATGAGCCAGCGGGCGAACTCACCCTGCGCTCCGCCGGCCACGGTCCACGCCAGCTTGTCGTCGAACCAGATCTCGCGGACCGCAGCGATGCGGTGTGAGGCCACGACGATGAAGCGGTGCAGGTACGTCTGGTCGTCGCTCCATTCCTGATCGCGCAGATCTGTCGCCATCGCAGTCGAGCCGAAGACGATCTTCCGCGGCTCGCGGACGTTGATCGACACGGTGAGCCGGTCGGCATGCGACAGACCCGCCGGCGCCTTCGGCCGGGGAGCGAGCAGTGACGAGCCGACCCCCAGCACCGCGCTCGTCGCCAGCAGCGCCCCCGCTGAAACGCCGAACACGCTGGTGCTGAGCGCAACCCCGAGCCCGAGCGCTGCGCCGCCGGTGATGACGACCACGCCGGCGATCGCGGCGATGCTGGCGCCGATGGCGAGTGCCTTCGCCATCAGCCGACCTTCCACGCTTGCTGCCAGGCGGGCCGCGCGTGCGTGACCCAGCCGGGCTGGCCATCGACCTCGCCGACGAAGAGCGCCCGTGCGCCGAGACAGACGCCGGCAATGCCGCCGGTCATGACGATGTCGCCGCGCCGCGCGAAGGCCGGAGCAATCCCGGGAAGGCGCGCGTCGATCGTCGCCGCGAGCGTGCCGGCACCGAAGCGGCGAAGCGCGCGAACGCTGCCAGCGGCGCTGCGGTACCGGTCGCGGAAGTCCGCCGCGGGATCCACCCCGGTTTGCGCGCGCACCGCTCCGGCGGCGAACAGCGCGCAATCGAGCGTGCCCCACGCGAAGGACGCACCCTCGAGCGCGCTGACATAGTCGTGCAGCCGCTGCTCCCAATCGGGCAGTCGTTCGATCATCCCGACCTCCTCAGAAAGCGGCGCGGCCCGCAGCGGCGTTCATCGCGTCACTGTCGAAATTGACCGAGGTGTTGCCGGTCAGCGGGCTGCCACTGTTGCCGTTGGCGATCGCAAGCGCCGCGCGCGACGACAGGTCGTCGGGATCGAACAGCGCCTGGTCCATGTAGCTGCGGTTCGACGCCTGACTGTAGGCCGCGAGATATGCCTCGATCGTCAACGTGATCGTCTGGCCGTTCGCCGGGTCGCCCGTGATCGCCAGCGCCGTCATCCACCCGGTGAAATAATGCTGGATCGCGCCGTGCTGGACGCCGTCCGCATCGCGGATCATCCGCCAGAGCCGCGCGGTCCGCCCCTGCCAGGTGGCGGGGTCGCCCACCAGATTGAGCAGGGGAGCATCGAGCGCGACAATGCCGGACAGCCGCGCCGATACGGCGTCCGATCCCCCATCCTTCGCGCGAACCGGGCCGATCTCCACCACCGTGGGGTCCAGTCCGTCAAAGGTGAGATCGTCGAGGTCGAGGTCCCCTGTCCCACTCAGTCTGAGCGACCGTCCCGCGGTGCAGGCGCGCAGCGGATCGCCGAGAATATCGAGGAAGCAGAGGAATACCGGGCGCACCACAGCGGCGTCGAGCGCCGCGGCGGCCGCGGCGTCGGGCCGGCTCACCGGGCCTCCTCGACCGCAAACGGGAAGGTGTAGGTCTGCCCGACGTCGACGTCCCAGCCGGGCGGTTCGCTCGTCTGGCGCACCAGCGCGAACGGCGTGCCGATCTCGACCACCGCATTCTCGACCGGCACTTCGCCCAGCTCGGGCCCGAACCGCGCGAGCGCTGCGCCGGCGGCGTCGCTGACCAGGTCGGCCGTCAGGCAGACGAGCCGTTGGTGGCCGCTGGGCAGCGGCACCGTCATCAGCTCGCCGTTGAGCAGCACTGTAGCGTTGGCCGGCAATCCCTTGAGCGGTAGCGCGTCGGCGCTGCCCGCGCCGGCGGCGACGAGCGGGTTCGCGATGGCCGTCTGACGCACCCGCTCGGTCGCAATCAGCGGGAAGCTGTTCCGCTGGCCGCGTAGCGCGGTGAAGAATCCCCGCCAGCGCAGTGCCGCGCGCTCGCCTATGATCGTCACGAAGGTGCCGGTGGCGCTCCACAGGCCCGCGCCGGGCAGACCGACCACCTTGCTGGTGTTGGTCCATCCCGAGCGGTTGACGATCGCCGGCTCGGCACACCGCCATTTGATGCCGCTCAGCGGAAGCCGCGCCGGAGGCTGGATGATCGCCATCTATCGCCTTTCAGAGGTTTGGCCGTTGAAGGATCGTCATCGTCTGGGCCGACGCCGCGTCGACGATCTCGGGCGCGGTGGCGCGCACCACCTGCACCGCGACGCCGGCGGCACGATTGTCGATCGTGGCGTGCAGGTCTTCGCTGAGCGCGAGGCGGACCGTGACGAGGCCGCCGACGCCCCCTGCCGCCATCGCTGCAAGGCTCGGCACCGTCGGCGTGCTGATCGTCGCTGCGGGCGGGCGGCCGACCATGCCGCCGGTTGCGAGCTTCTGAAGCGTGCCCCTGTTCATTGCATCGATGATCGGCCACCAGCGCGCGGTCGCCTCGGCGGTGACGATGCTTTCGCCGTTCGAGACCATCAGCGGTTTGCGGCCGTCGACCAGCGCGAGGATGCTGTCCGACGTGCCGGTCCCCGGACCCGAGATCCGCCCCCCGGCGGCGAAACCTTCGATCTTGCCGCCGGTGCTCAGCCCGAAGAAGCCGCCCCCGCCGATCGCCGATACGATCGCCTTTTCGATCGCGATCCGCGCCAGATCGGAAATGATGCTCGCCGCCATCCGCTTGAAGGCCGAGCTGACCGATTCCGTGCCGTTGACGATGCCGATCAGCCCGTTCTCCAGCTGCTCGAGGCCGTTGACCGCGACACCCTGAAGCGCGGTGTTCATGTCCGTCGCCCCCTCGCGGAGCCGCCGGCGATATTGGTCGAGCGGCCCTTCGTTCTTGCGCTCGACGCCCTTCTCGTCGGCGGCCTGGAGCTCGTCCAAAATCGCGCGGCGTCGGCGCGCGATCTCCTTTTCCGCCTCGGTCGTGTCCCGCGACGCGATCACGCCATCGAGGCGCGCGCGCTCCTCATCATACTGGAGCGCGAGGATCCGCAGCTCGAGGTCGCGACGCTGGGCCGCCGTGGTGACCAGCTCGGTCTCTTTGCCGAGCAGATCGACCTGGTTGCCGCGATCGGCCTGCGCGATCGCCAGCGCCTCGTCGGCTTCGCGCTGCTTCTCGCGCGCGGTGACCACCTCGGTTTCCAGCGCGGCGCGCTGGTCGTTGAGGCGCTGCAACTCAAGCGCGCGGGTCTGCGCCTGAACGCCATCGCCGAGGCCGCCCTGCTTCGCCTGCTGCGCAATCTCGTTGTTGCGGTTGACCCGTTCGGCCTCGATCCGCGCCTTCTCGATCGCGGCGCGCTCGACTGCGGAATTGGTCAGGTCAGCGCGCGCGGCGGCGATCTGGTTGTTCGCCTGGCGCTCGGCGGCGCTGTAGGCGCGTTCGTCCGAGGCTGCGTCGCGGACTTGCGCGGCCTGGCGGCGCCGCGCCGCCGCCGCCTCGCGGTCGGCGGTCGCGGCGGCGCGGCGGCCGGTGCGCGCGTCGCGATCGCCCTGCGCCCCGGCGCTGGCGGAGCGGAACGCGCCCGCATCGCGGCTGGCCGCTTCCTGCGCCGCCTGCGGTGACAGACCCTTTTTCCGGTAATCTTTATATTGCGTCAGCTCGAATTTCTGCGCCTCGAGCGCCTCGACCTGACTGCGGATGCCGCGCTTGCGGGCGACGACCAGATCGCGCGTGACGCGCGCCAACTCGCCCTCGATGTCGCGCCCGCCATTGCGGTCACTTTCGCTGATGCGTGATTCTAGCGGGCGGCGCGCCGCCGCCTGCATGGCCCGGTAGGCGCTGGCCTGCATTCCGCGGTACTGTACGACAAGCGCGGCATCGTCGGCGTTCGCGGTCGCATCGGCGAGCGACTGGAATCCACGGTTCGCCTGACGCGCGCGGCTCCGTGCGTTGATGCGTTGCGCGGCCAGATTGGCCTGATGCTCGGCATCGGCCGATTGCCGCGCGAAATTTAGAATCTCCTCGCGGCGCCGTGCCTGCGCGAGCACCTGCAGCTTTGCCGCTGCCTCCCCCACGGCGCCGGCGAAGGTAAGCATCTTGCCGGTCGCGCTGTTCGCTGCGCCGCCCGCCAGGGCGATGCCCGACGCCGCAGCGGACCCCGAGTTGGCGACGGCAAGCAGGTCGACGTTGAGCTTGCGGCTGGCCTGCGCGGCGTGCTGCATCGACTCGGCGGTGGCGCGATTACGATCGTCTGCCTGCTGCGACGCGTCGCGGTAGAGCAGGATCGCGCCGACCAGCGCGCCGATCGCCAGCACCGCCGCGCCACCGGCGACGGAGCCGCCGATCAGTGTCAGTCCAGCGGCAAATAGCTGAGACGCCGCGGCCGATGCGCGGCTGGCGATCGTCAGCTCCGCCGCCGCAGCCGTCGATGCGGTTTCGGCTGCGGTGGCGCGTCCCTGCGCGACCGCGAGCGCATTGTTCAGCTCGATCAGCTCGGCGTCGACCACGGCCAGCGCGCGCTTGGTGGTCAGTTGCGCCTTCAGATCCGCGTTGACCCGCGCGGCGTCGGCCGACGTCACGGCGCGCCCAAGCCCGAAATTGAGCCGCGCGTTGAACGCCTGCTGTTCGGCCGCTTTCAGCGACTCCGCGCGCTGCGCCTCGATCAGCGCCAGTGTCTGGGCGATCGCCGCCTGATCCTGCTTGCGGGCGGCGATCGTCGCCTCGATTGACGCGACCTCGGTGCGCGCGGCCGCGGCGGTGAAGTCGGCTTTCTGTGCCGCCGCCACCCTACCGCCGATGAGGACGAGCTTTTCGGCGTCGAGCGCCTTGGTCAGCAGCAGGACCTCGGCGGCGACGGCCGCGACCGGCCCGGCCACGAAGCGCGTTGCGAAGCCGGTGGCGACGATCGCCAGCGCCGGAATCAGCGTGTCGAGGTTCTGCGATAGGGAAATGATCGCGCTCGACACCCGCGCGGTGGCGCTGAGGCCCGCATCGGTCTCGCCGATGTATTTGCCGAGCGCGTTGTTGAGGATGGTGAATGACGCGGCGATCGTCAGGTTCGCCTTGGCGGCCTGCGCCTCGAGGTCGGTCGAGCCCTTCAGAAAGGCGCGGAAGAAGTCGGTGTTCGAGACCTTGCCGTCATTGACCAGCGACTTGAGCTTCGAGATCGAACCGCCGGCGCCGTCCAGGTTGTTCGCGACCGCCTGAAGGATCGGGCGCGCGCCGTCCGCAACCGAGTTGAATTCCTCGGCCTGCACGCGGCTGCTCCCGAGCAGCTGCCCGAGTTGCTGGAGCGCGCCGCTCGCCGCCTCGGCCGATCCACCCTGCACGCGCAGCGCGGCCGATACGCCGCTGGTGAAGCGCAGCAGGTCGGCGTTCGAGCCCCCCAGCTCCTTCGCCGCCGCGGACGCCTTGCCGTACAGCGTGCCGACGGCTTCCAGCTCGACGCCGTTGCGCTGTGCGACCGCGTACAGGTCGTTCTGCGTCTTCGCGAGGACCGCGCCCTCGAGCCCCGCGACCTTCAGCTGGTTGGTGTAGCGGGTGTAGCCGTCCGCATATTCCTTGATGCGGTCGACGGAGAAGGCGGCGGCGAGACCGGACGCCGAGCCGAGCAGCGCGGCCTTGATCCCGCCGGCCGCCGCGCGGATGCGGCTTTCGGTCCGCTCGACCGACGTGCCGATCGTCGCGATCTCGCGGCGAGTGGCGTCGATCGACGTCCGCAGCCCGGCGAGCGGGCGTCCGAACTCGCCGAAGCGGCGGTCGGCGGCGTCGAGACGGCGCTGCGTCTCCGCGGTGAAGCGGTCGACCTGCGCCTGTCCCGCGGTCAGGTTCCGCCGCAGCAGCTCGACCGAAGCGTCGACCTGGAGGAGCAGTTGCTTGACGTCGGTCGCACCCGCCATCGCCTCACTCCTCGCTGGCCGTGTTCATTGACTTCCATGCCTCGAAGGCAGCCCAGAATTCGTGCGGCGTGGATGACCAGAAGCGTTCGGCCGGCCAGTGGAGCGCGGCCGCGGCGATGCCCGCTAGTCGGCGACGGGGATCTCGGGGATCGTCATCCCCGTCGCCTTGACTTCCCCCGAGGGCAGGCACCCGCCGGTGGCAGCGAGCCCCAGCACGATCGCGACCCGCGGCTGCACCACCAGCACGCCGACCGGGAAGAGCAGCTCGGCGATCGTGTCCTGGTTCGCCGCCTTCGCCGCGGTGACCATCGCGCGATCGGACGCCGAGGCATATTCGTCGAGCAGCTGCTCGCGCCCCCAGGCGCGGACCAGCTCGGTCACGACGATCGCCTGCACCTCCTGCGTGAGCGCGCCCTGCTCGGCGAGCTGGACGAGTTGAAGCAGTGGGAGGCCCGTCTTCTTCTCCATGGCGACGATCGCGGTGTACGACGGGCGGAGCACGAAGCGCTGCCCGTCGAGTTCCAGGTCGACCTCGCCGCGAAGCGCGTTCGCGTCGGCCATGCTCAGGCGAGCTTGTCGATCGTCGGCGCCGCAGCGGCCGAGAATTCGATCTTCGACTTGACCGCGTCGTTCTGGCCGAACTCGGTCGAGGCGATGTTGCCGTACACCGAGCCGGCGAAAACGGCGTCGGCCGCGACCGCGGTTTGTCCGTTCTTGCGAATCTGGATGTTGAACGGCGCCGCCGGCGTGGTGTTGCACAGCGTCTCGAGGCGGGTGTAGCCGCTCGCGTCGGGCAGGTTCGGGATCGTGTCGAGCGAGATCTTCAGCGACTTGAGCCCCGGCGCAGAGGTGCCGTAGCCGGACTCATCCTTGCTGGTCGTGTCGATCGAACCGGCGTCGCGGCTGATCGAGACGGTCTGCTGACCCTTCACCAGGCTGTAGGTGCCGGCCTGATCGCCTTCGACCCAGACCAGGTAATCGTTGCCGAGCTTCTTCGCCATCGTGCTTCTCCCATGCGAAAAGCCCCGCTGGCGCGGCGGGGCGGAGGTGGATCGGTTGGTGAGACCTCAGTCCTCGCGGAAGGCGAGGAGCGTCAGGATCGTGGTGCCGACATAGCCGGTGCCGTCCTCGGACAGCACCGCATCGCTGCTTTCCAGCGCGACGTGCAGGTTCCATTCGTCGACCCGGAAGGATCGGCCGGCGAGAATGGCCTCGACCTGCTCCTGAAGATCGACGCACGGGGCGCGCTCGTCGCCCTCGGTGATGACGATCAGGGTCAGCGTGATCCGGCGATCCGGATCGTCGGCCCCGGCGAATGGCGCGCTTTCGATATCGCCGATGATGACCAGCGGAGGCGGCGCGTCATCGGGCACGTCCTGAAACACCGCGGCCCCGTTGACGCCGGAATGGAGCTGCTCGAACGCGAGCAGCTCGGTCGCCGCCTTGGCGCTAGTCATTGGCGACGCCTTGCGACAGGCGCGTCAGGATCCGGTTGAACAGCGGCCTCACCTCGCGGTTGATGCCGTCACGCAGGTCGGGATATTCGCCGCTGACGAAGTGATCACCGGGCAGCGCGCGGATCTTCATGCTGGCACCGGCGCGGGGACCACGCGTGATCCGGACGGTCTGGGCCTTGCGGCCCTTGTCGAGCACGAAGCCGTAGAACAGTTTCGAGCGGCCGCGCTTGGTGCCCAGCAGGCCGACCTGAAGTCGCAGCGTCGTCGGCGACACGCGATATTTGATGCCCTGCTGAAGAGTGCCGGTCTTGTGCTTGGCGCGCGCCCGCATCGCGGCCTGCGCGCGACGACCGGCGCGACCGAACGCTTCGACCAGATCGCGGCGCGCCTCGTCTGGCAGCTGCTGGAGAATGCGGCGAAAGCGCTTGCCGCCCTTGAAGCCGCTCATTTGCCGTTCGCCCCGCTTTCGCAGGTCATGACCAGCCCGTCCCCGGCGTCGTTCGGCGCGACCGATTTGATGTCCATGACGATCGCGCCCCACCGCAGCCGGTGGTGGGTGGTGACATCGCGACGCATCCGGACCTCGACACGCCACAACTGCACTGGGCGCTCGATGCTCTGTCGCACCGCCTCATCCCCGCGCAGCGCAATGACGTCGGCCCACAGATCGGCGACCGCTTTCCACCCGTCCGAGCCGGGGCTCGGCATGCGGCCACCGCGACCATTTTCGATCGTGTCGGGCGCGAGCAGCGCCACCCGGAAGCGGAGACGACCGGCGGCGATCGTCACGCGTCGTCTCCGCTATCCCAGCGCACCAGCGGTTCGAGCAACCAGCTGACGGTGAGCGGCACCTCGGCCGGCGCGCTCCGCGCATCGATGGTCGAACCCTCGCGATGCGCGTACCACGTCCCGACGATCAACAGGATGGCATGTCGGGCGGACGCCAGGTCATCCCCGGCGATCGTCGGCGCGGCGCCGACGATCGAGCGACGCGTGCGCAGCTCGACCGCGCGCCGCGCGGCGGTGATCAGGATTTCGAGGTAGCGGTCCTCGACCGTCTCGCTCGCATCGAGGCGCAGATGCGCCTTCACCTCGGCGAGCGTGACGGGCTCGGTCACGCGGCGAGGCTTCTGGCGAAGGCGACGGCCTCGGGATGGTCGTCGGCCCAGCCGGCCTCGCGGCCGGCGCGCATTTCGGCCGGCGTGAGCAGCGCGACATCGTTGGGGCGCCATGCGGCCTGATCGAGCAGGATCCGCGCCTCGATCGTGCCGATCGCCTCGCTGTCGGGTTCGTCGGGCTCGTTGCTGGCGGCGGCCTCGATGTCGGCGCTGGCGGTGTCGGGCGTGGTGCCGGTCGTCGCGTCGGCGTTCGTGGCGTCGGACGTGTTGGCCGGAACGGGGGTGCGGGCCATGCGGGCCTCCTTCGGTCAGGGGGAAACGGGGCCGGAGCGGCGATCCGCCCCGGCCTGCGTCGATCACGAGGCGGAGTGCTGCATCGCCTTGATCGGCGCGCCGGCCGAGATGATGCGACCATCGTGGCGCGAGAAGGCGAGGAAGCCGACCTGACCCTTGGTGGCGAAGGCGCTGTCGTCGAAGCGGAACAGCGTCACCTGCATCGCGTCGCGGATCATGTATTGCGACAGGTCGCCGAACAGCACCGATTTGGCGTTGGCGGCCATCGTCGGCATCTGCTGGTTGATCGTGTAGCGATAGCCGTTGATCGTGTCGGGATCCTTGGCGTTGAACCCCGGCTTCCAGAGGTAATTGCCGTTCCCGTCCTTCAGCTTCTTCGCGTAGCGGAGCGTGTTGTCGTGGAACATGTAGCCGACGCCCGGCATCCGCCGGTACGCCGGGTCGACCGAATGTTCGAGGTCGATCAGCGCGTCGGGCGCGAAGCTCGTCGAGCTGCCGGTCGTCAGCGCGGCGCCGACCGGGGCGGCGGTGACGACGCCCTGCGGCTGCCCGACGCCGCTGCCCGTCGTGAACAGCCGGTTGGTGATCCGCGCGATCCGCGTCGCCAGCGCGCGGCGCGTGAACGCCTCCATGTCGATCCCCGGCCCCTGATCCTGCAACAGCTCGATCGGGATCGCGACGATCTTCGAGCTGAACTTGTAGGCACCGATGCCGGTCGTGCCGAACTGGAAGTCGCCGGCGCTCGCCGCCTGGCTCTCGGGCACCAGCTCGCCCTCGACCGCGGTCTCGTCGACGGTCGGCCACGGAATGGTGTTGCCGCCGGCGGTCGACAGCACCGTCGCGACGTCGCGCATCCCGCCGAATTGCGCCAGCGCCTCGAGCAGCTGCCCGCCCCAGCCGGTCGGGACGAGATAGCCGCCCTGCGCGCCGTTGGACTGCTGGCCCGACTGCGCGGCGCGGATCGTCGCCTCGCGCAGGAAGGTCTGATCCTCGGCGCTGATCCCGCCCATGCCGAACAGCATGAAGTTGCGGAACGCCGCGGCGTGGCGATCCTGAAATTCGCGCTGCTCCGGGGTCAGCTGCGAGCGGATCCGCTCGCCCGCCTCGCGATCGCGCTCCAGATCGGCGCTGTCGCCGTCGATCCGCGCCTGACGCTCGGCGCGCGTGATCTGCGCATCGATGCGGTCGATCTCCTCGTAGAGCGCGTCGATCTGCGTCTCGACCTCCTTGGTGAAGGCGTCGCCGGTCTTGGTGTCGAGCAGGTTGCGGGCCTCGCGCGCCTTTTCGGCACGCTGTTCCCGGAGCGCCTTGATGTTCAGCATAGGGTCGTTCCTCACGAAAAAGCCCCGCACGATGGCGGGGCCGACAGGGGCGTCCGGGCGGGACCGGCGCGGGGAAGAGCGGCCGTCAGGCGGCCGTGCGCTCGTAGAGCGACAGGCGGGCGAGCGAGCGCGCGCGGGCACTCTCGTCGATCGCCGGCGGCGCCTCGGTCAGCGCCTTTGGTGCCTTGTCGTAGACGCCGAGGTTGAAGGCGCGCGCACTGGCCTTGGTCGCGGTCGTCGGCATGATCCGGTCGCAGAAGCCGGCATCGACCGCCTCCTGCGCGCCGAACCACGTCTCCGCCTTCATCCAGGCGACGATCTCGTCGGCCGACTTGCCGGACTTGCCGGCATAGGCGTCGACGATCGCGCTATCGACCTTGTCGAGCAGGTCCGCGGCGTCGCGCAGGTCGTCGGCGTTGCCCATCATCCACGTCCAGCCCTTGTGGATCATGTAGAACCCGCCTTCGGCGATCTCGACCTCGCTGGCGGCGAGCGCCAGCACCGACGCCGCCGAGGCGGCAAGGCCGTCGATCCTTGCGGTGACGGTGGCGCTGTGCCCGACGAGCTGCGCCATCATCGCGCGGCCTTCGAACACGTCGCCGCCCGGGCTGTTGATGCGCAGCGTGATGTTGGGGGCGGTGATCCCGGCAAGCGTCTTGGCCAGATCGGCGGCCGACACGCCCCAGTAGCGGTCGATGACATCGTAGACGTAGATCGTCGCGGTATCGTTGGACACGTCGGCGCGGATGCCCTGACCCTTGCCCTGGTTCGCCTGCGCGAGGTTGAACAGCTTACGATGCATTCGCGGTGTCCTTGTCGTCGGCGAGCGCCGCATCCAGCGCCGGGTCGACCGGAGGTGCCGCGGCGGTTGCGCTGTCGGAGGGGGAATAGACGTCGTCGCCGCCCGGCCCGTTCTTCGGGGGCAGGTTGACCTTGCGGCGCGCCTCGTTCTGGCTGAGCCAGCCGGGCAGCTGGTTGCCGCCGAGCCCGGCGCGCAGGTAGGCGGCGATCGCCTTGCTGTCCCCCGAGAGCAGGAAATCGTCGTCCCACCACACGAAGAATTCGGGCGTCCGCGCACCGACGACCGGGAACAGCTTGCGGGTCCATTCGCCCGCGATCCGCACCTTGTGCGGCATCACCGTCCAGCGATCGAAGCCGATCGACTGCTGCTCGACCCCGGTGCCGAAATTGGAGGTGTTGGCGACCTCGCCCGCCATGTTCGGCGGCACGCCGAAGATCCGGCACACGTCGACCACCGAATATTGCAGCAGCTCGAGGAGCTGCGCGTCCTTGGCGGTGACCGCAACCCGCTTCCACTCCGCGCCATGTTCGAGGAGCAGCGGATTGTGCGCGTTCGCAACGCCGCGCGCCTTGTTGCGCAGATATTCCTTGAAGTCCCGCCGCTGGTCCCCGCTGACCGCTTCCTTGAACTGGAAATAGTCGTTGGTCATCAGCCCGCGCTCGAACTGGCCGGCCTCATAGTCGCGTGTCGCGAGGCTGATCCCGATCGACTGCGCGTGGTGCGAGATCGGCGACAACGCGCGGATCCCGTCGGGCGACAGGCCCGGCCCCTTGAAGTGGAGGACGTAGCTGGCGTGGTGATCCTCGGTCGACCCGTCCTCGTTGGTGAACCGGTACCAGATGTCGCGATTGAGCGAGCGGAAGGGCAGCACCTGCCACGGAAAGTAGAAGTCGACCGCGGTCATCGTGCCGTTGCGCGCCTGGCGGATCAGGCCGTAGCCGTTCCCGCGCAGCAACATCTGCACCGCGCTGTTCTCGACAAAGACCGCACCGGTCATCTCGGCATTGGGCTCGCGGTTCAGGAACCGGTCCATCGGGTGGCCGTGGACGCGGATGAAGTCGCCCTTCGGCGTCGAGCGGTAGACGCCCAGCTCCTGCGTCATCAGCGCGCCCGAGATCAGCGTCACGCAGCGCCAGACCGCGGTGCTGCGCATCGCCGTCTCGGGCGTCACGACCATCCCGGCCGCGCGCTGGCCGCCCCCGAACCATTCGACCATGTCGACCGGGTCGCCGCCGGTGATCACCGCCGTGCTGCTGGCGGCGTTGACCGTGCCGTTGCGGCGCGCCTCGGCCGCGGCGGCGCGGGGCGACAGGGTGTAACCTGCTACGCTCATGCGGCCTCCTCGGCGTCGGAGTCGTCGCTTTCGAGATCGACGAAATAGGAACCGGTGTAGCGATCGGCTTCCAGCTCGGCGCCGTCCGCCGCGCCTGCGCCCATCGCGCCGGTGACGATCCCGTCGATGCGGCCGCGTGAGCGCTTCTTGTTGAACGCCCGGTTCCTGAGCCCGTCGGTGTCGAACGCCGCGTTCGACGCGCACATGTAGGTGACCGGGGATTGGTCGATGACGATCGTGCCGTTGAGGATCCGGTCCTCGAACCGCTCGATCGAGCGCGGCATGCAATATTGCCTGTCCTCGAACACGACGCGGGTGCCCTGCGCGTGGCGGACCAGCTTCAGCCCGGTGCCCGCCGGCTTGTCCGGCCCCTCGTAGACCCACACAGGCAGCCCGACGAGCTTGCACGCCTCGAGAAAGTCGGCGAACTGCGCCGGGTCGAACACCAGCTCCTGGACGTTCTGCCCGGCGGCCAGCTCGGCGACGCGCGCGGCCGGGAAGGTCTTCTCGATCGTCGGCCCGTCGACCGCGGTCAGATATCCCGCCTCGACCCAGTCCTGATACGGTGCCTGGTCGGCGGTGGCCCGGTCGTCGAGCCCTTCGCTGGTCGTCCAGTACCAGGTCTTCTGCCACAGCACCCCGGCACCGTCCCGCCACGTGCAGGTGAGCGCCGTGAGATCGTTCTTCTGGCTGAGATCGAGGCTCAGCCAGCACGGGCAGCCCTTGAGCGCCGCCATGATCTCCGCGTCGACCGGCTGGAGCACCGCCGCCCATTTGTCCTCGCGGATCCAGAAGTCGGCCGCGCCGGTCGCGATCCCGAAATAGAGCCGCTTGACCGACGCCGCGGTCGACAGCCGCGTCTGCGCAGTCGCCACCTCCTCGCGCAGGTTCTGGATCGGATAGGTGATCCCGAGCGCGGGCAGCGCCTTCGGCCAGCATGTCTCGTCGGTGAAGACCGTGTCGTGATCGCGCTTGTCGACCCGCGCGACGAACGCGAATTGCGTGTCGTCCTTCACGTCGCCCTTCGCGATCGCGATCGCGGTGTTCGAGTAGGACGTGCCGACCAGCTGCGACGTCGCCGGCGTGTTGGTCCCCATCACCATCATCGCGCTGCCCGCGACCTTGGTGATCGCGCGCCGCCAGATCTCGATCTGCGCGTCGGTGGTGAACTCGTGGATCTCGTCGGCCAGCACCATCCGCGGCCGCGGCCCCGATTGCGCGGTGCCGCCAGCGAGCGGGAGGAAGAACGACTGCGAGCCGGGATGCTCGATCTTCCAGACGTTGTCGCCTTCGCCGCGCAGCAGGACGTGACCCTGGCTCTCGAGCGTCTCGTCCTCGTCGTAGCCCGGGATCTGCGCGCGGCACATTGCGAACGCGTCCTTGAAGAGCACGTTCGCGGTCTGCTTGTTGGCGGCGATCGAGTAGATCTGCGCGCGCGGAAACCCGCACCAGCCGAGCGCATAAAGCCCGAGCCCCGCCATCATCGGCGACTTGGCCTGACCCTTTCCCGTCTCGACAAACGCGTTGCGGAAGCGCCATCGCCCGTCCGCGTTGACCCAGCCCATCAGCGACCCGACGCAGAAGGTCTGGTACGGGAGCAGGTGGAACGGCTTGCCCGCGGCCGGGCCGTCGGTGATCGTGAACACCGACGGGAAGAAGTCGAGCGCGCGCTGCGCCAGCTTCGGTCGCCAGAAGTAACCGCGCCGTTCGGCGTCGCGCAGGTCGCGCAGGTGCCGCTCGGCGGCGTGGCGGACCAGATCCCCGGTGACGAAGTCGCCGCGGACCGCCGCCTGCGCCCAGGCGGTGGCCGGGTCGACCGACCGCGCGCTACCCTTGCGGGCCGAGGAACGCATCGGCGCCCGCGGTCCGCGTGCGCTGCCTGGCGACCTTCGCCACCTTTCCGCGGCGTCCGGGCGACAGACCGAGCTGCGCTTCGAGCCGCTCGGCGGTGTTCTCCGCCTCGCGCATCGCCTTGTAGTGGATCGACAGGCGCGCGATCGCCTTCGGATTGTCCTTCGCCGGCTCGTCGACGATCCCGCCGGCGCCGACCGCGACCGAGCAGCGGTCGTAGACCAGATAGGCCATCACCAGCCGTTGCAGCGCGTGGCCGTTCGACGACGACAAGATCTCGCGCGCGGTCATCTCGACGACCAGCCGCCGCCAGTGCCCGGCGGCGACGATCCGCTCGGCCGGGCTGTTGAGCAGCGCTGCCCAGTCCGGTTCGGAGACGATGCTCTGATCCACCGGCGGCACAACCGCTTTCGTGCGGGAGCGGGACGTTTTCGCCATCGACGACCCCCGATCTTTTTACTCTGAAAACCCTCCCGCAGCGTACGGAGGGTGGGCCCGGTGTCCGGCAAGGGGCGTCGGGCACTTTCGACCCCCCGGGGGCGCGCCAGGTGAACCCGCTTGGCTCCAGGCATGGTCAGCGCCGGTCGGGCGACCAGATGCGTTGACGCCGCGCTCTCCCGACCAAGTCTGATGCCCGAACTGCTCGGCGGTGACCTTGCGGCTATGCTCGGCGCACACGTTGCGGGTGTTGTCGTCCTCGTCGCTGCCACCGTGGGCGAGCGGCACGATGTGGTCGACGATCGTCGCCTCGGTCGTCCGCCCGTCGGCGAGGCACAGCTCGCAAAGGCCGTTGGTTCGTCGTAGGCGCCGCTGGCGCTGGCGCTGGCCAGCGCGCCCGCGGAGCCGCTGGGTCAGCCGACCGCTGCGATGTCGAGCGGGATCGCGCGCCAAGCCGCGTCGGGAGCGTCGCGCTCGTAGAACCGCACGTAGGAGCGAGAGCCAATCACCCGGATGCTCTCGCGAATGGCATTCATGGCGCGCTGCCAACGCTCGTCCGCAATCTCGACGCGCAGCAGCATGAACAGCTCGGCGCGGTTGATCTGGCCTTCCTTGTCGACCGAAAACACCCGGTTCACCAGCGCGCGCAGCTCGGCCCCGCTGCCCGCCGCCCACTCGGCCAGGCACTCGTCGATCAGCCCCTTCGCCGCCTGCAGCTCCGGCCCGAACTCGAGGATGTCGGACACCTGCACCTGCACCTTGCGACAGCCATCGTAGGACGTGAGGGTGATGTTGCCCTTCTTGCCGCCGATCGCCGCATCATACTCCTGCGCCAGCAGCGCCTGAAACTCACCGACGCTGGTGAAGGCCATCTCCTTGAACCGCTTCAGCCGCGCCGACAGCGCCGCTGCCGTGTCGGTAGCCTTGCGCACCACTTCGTCCATCAGCAGGTCGGTGGCCTTCACCGCCGCCAGCGGCACCAGCGCCCCCTTGGCGTCACGCAGGTAGGGCTGACCCGCAACGTCGATCGCAGCGGGATGCACACGCGGCGCGGTCATGCGGCCACGCCCGGCTGAACGGCCGCGACGATCGGCGCGACCGGCGTCGAGGCGACTGCAGGCAGCTGCGCCGCCCAGGCGCGCAGCGTGGCGAGCGGCACGCCGACCAGCGCGTTGCCGGGGTTCGGTGAAGCGAGGATGTCGGCCAGCGTCTTCATCAGAACATCGCACCCTTCCCGTCGGCGGTGACGAACAGCGGGGCCGCGCGCGGGGTCGGCGAGCGGAAGACCGCACGCAGCTCGCGCGCGATGGCAGTCGCCGTTTCCTCGAGCTCGTCGAAGTCGGCGGTGGATGTTGCCAGCCGCGCCCGGTGGATCAGCTCGTCGAAGCGCGGTGTGAAGCGTTCGAGCTGATCGGCCACGGTCGGGCGCGGCCGTAGCGCCGCGCAGGGGACGCGGCGCTGCTGCGCAGGGAGGCGGTTCACCGGGGGATGGGTCATGGCGACCTCCACGAAAAAGCCCGTTAGCGCGGTGGCGTAGCGGGCTCCGGGCGCAGTTGTGGCGGGGTCGTTCGTGCCGTCGTCACGACCGTTTCGCACCGTGACCTTTGGGGCACTGCCCACAAGGTCACCCCCGGTCAGCGGGCACGCCCCCATTGGTCGAGCGCCTCGACCAGCAGCCGGCGCGCGCGGCGGTCGGACATGCGCCACCGCCGCGCCGCGGTGCCAAGCGCCATGCCGTCGACGATGATCGCCAGCATCATCGCGGCGAACGGCCCGACGCGCGAGCGCCAATCGGTGTAGCGCCGCTCCAGAATGACCGCGGCGAGGCGCTCGGCCGCCGCAGCGTTCGCGCCGCCGCCCGAGCCGCGCGGCTCGAGCTTCGCGATGCGCACCGCCACGTCGGCGGTGATCCGCTCGTGCGCGGCGACGATCAGCTCGGCCGCAGCCGCCTGATGCGCGTCGATCGCGCCCGAGCGTTGCAGCCGCGCGAGCGTGCCGTCGATCTTCGCGGCGGCCGCGGCGCGGGCGTGCGTCTCGGGCGTGCCCTGCTTGTGCGACCAATCCTCGCGCAGCTGGACGCGCTCCTCGATCCCCGGCGCGAGCCGGATCACAGGTGCCTTCGTCTTCTTCCGTTTGCTGGTCAGCTTTCGGCGCGGCCGCGGTGCGCCCAGCACGAGATGCGTGATGCGCTGCTGTTCGCGCTCGGCGGTGCTAAAGGCGGGCAGCCCCGCCGCATTCCGATCCGTCATGATGCTCCCCGGCTGATTTGTCGGGGATCTGCGCAAGAATGGCGATGAGGGGCAGATGACCTTGAGGGCACGGCTCGCCCGCGCTGACGATCAGCCCTTCGCGCCGCAGCTCCTCGAGCACCAGCTCGCGCGCGAGCCCGGGGATGCTGATGCCGCGCTGCGCGCCTGGCACGCGCTCGATCGCCTTCACCGCGGCGAGCTGGTGGACCAGCGCCTTCGCGCGCGTCTTGCTGACCCCGAGCGCGAGGCGGATGTTCTCGATCGAAGGGCTATGGCCGTGGCGCACGATGTACGAACGAATGAAGTCATACGCTTCCTGTCGCCGGCCCGTGGGGCGGTCACATTCGACAGTCAACGCGATCGGAACGCCCATGACCAGAGGATAGTAGAATTCGCGATAAGCTGAAAGTGAGGCGTAATGGACCAA